CATCATTGAGGTTGCTAAGTGAGATACTTTCTCAGGAATATAGTTTAGTTCTGTACTTACGTCAGCACCAATACCTAGTCCTACTGCACTTGTATGATAGACCATATTCTTACCTGCAGTAATTGCAGCAGTTGAGAATATCTTGAATCCTAAGAATTCTTTCATACTCATGCCACCTGCAAATGGTAGGTTCTGATCACCAACAAAGTCAGATGATGCAAACTCATTAATTAAAAATAAGTCAGCATATCCTTTTGGGTGCATAGCAATATATCTGCCACCATCTTCTGGAATGTTTGCAGTACCAAAAGTTTCAAATGCACTTAACAAGTCTGCCTTTTCTACTGCAGAACTAGTGTCATGTAATTGAGATGAGTTAGCACCTGAGTCCATAGCAGTATATAAAATCTCGTCAGTCTTACGACCTAGAGCAGCAGCAGCACTTGTTGCTACGGCTTGTCTTTCATCTATGTTAGTCTTTAATTCATCTAACTTGTCGATAAATTCAGCAGCATAGAAGTCAGACATACTCACATCTACTGTGGTGTGTGCCAATTCCATTGGTGTTACTTGTCCATTTCTGGATTTAGTTGATGCAGTTCCAGTACCGATCTTTTGAAATCGTGCTGTACTTCCACTCACATTCGCTACAGTACGGACAGTATTTCTTAATTTACTACCCATTCTTTGATAAGCTAAATGAACTTCTGTCTCGAACTGCGTAATAAAGGCTGTGTCTATTGTGTTAGCCATTATAGTTCTCCTCAAAAAAAGTTAATATTACATTTTATCTAGTTATCCATCTTAGCATCATCTAGTTATCCGTTAGGGCTATCAGCTAAATACTGGGCTATATTCTTTGTTTACCAAAATTTCTTCGCCTTTGCAACGTACAAATCGTAAAACTGCAAAACCATTTAACATAACTGGTGGGTCAAGTATCTCAAAACCTACAAAACTGAGCCATGATAAGGTGTGTGCATGGTCTGCAGGTACTACATTTTCTAGCTGATAATATTGTTTTTGATAGTAATCAACCACTGGATTGCACCATTTAAGAAACTTTTTTTCTATTTTGTGGATATCATATGTGCCTAATGCCCATATTTTACCTATCATATTTGTATATATTGGGTTGCAACCAAAGATCAAAGCAGGATTATTATCAACCATAACTGTGTAAGTCTCACCATTTGGCTCTCTTAATCCTGCCATCAATGCACGAAAAGGAGTTGCACCATGTATAATGCACTCTCTTACATCAGCATCTCGCATATTATTTTGCAGATAATCTACATGACTAAGATTAGATTTGATGATTGGGTATCCATCATAGATACCCTCACCATTAAATTCTCTTGAAGCCATCAGTCACTTCTTGAACAAATGCCCTATCTCTTCTTGTAGGATCATAGTATCTTGGATCTTTCATCTTAGCCATAAGATCTTCAATGGTTGTTTTAGATGGTGACGTTGCTTGTGGATTTATATTTGTTTGTTGCATTGATCTTTGTATAAGTTCTAGTGCTTTGATTCCCTCAGCACTACTACCTAGTTCAGATACTGCATCTCTTAAATCCTCAGGGAAAAACTTATTAACAAATAACTGAGTAGCCTCTACTCTAGCATTAGCATTGTCACCTAAACTTTTCTTAACAGATTCAAGGTCAGGTTGATTTGATCCAGTATGCTCTGCCCATTTAGTTATACCCTCGTTAAACTCATCTTGTGACAAACCATTCTCCCATGAATAATCAGCCCACCATTTAAGAAGAGGATTAGTTGCAGCTTCACCTTCATCTAATACTTCAGGTATTTGATAGTCACCTGAAGTAGCAGGTCTATTAGAGTAAGCTTCTGTCTCTAGTTCTTGCATAAGTCCTGCTTTGATATCTTCTTCTTTCTTACCTTTCCAAGATTCCATCTCGGAATATGACTTAGCCATATCTTCCCAAGTAGCAAACTTCTCAGGTAGTCCTTCAGGTCGAGTTGGTTCTGCTACAGATTCAGTTGTAATTGGAGGTGAGTTTACTTCTGTTGGGGTTTCTGTAGCAGATTCTGTTTGTGTTGTTTGTTCTTCACTCATTGTTTTAACCTCGTTGCATGATTGATTCTTTTAACGATTAAAGCCACTAAATATCTTTGCCCTTCAAGGTGTCTAAGTTCTGTATCTGATATATTAGCACCACTAATTGCTTCGATAGTAATTGACTTTAAATACTTTAACATCTCTACTCCATTAGGAGTTTTAAATACTGATTCTATAACTTTGGAAATTTGTTCGTCTTTTTCTTTTGATCTAGGGTATCCATCAACCCCCAAGTGTTGAGGCATTTGGTAACTCTCCTTGTTGTTGTTGCTGTTGCATTTGTTGTGCCATCTGCACTAGCTGTTGTCTTTCGTCTGCATCTCTAATTAAATTATCAGGAACACCAAACTTCTTAGCTAAATACAGTGCAGTTTCTTCTGAAGATATTAATATATTTAAAATCTCAGGACCGAATGAACCACTAACAGTTTGTAGAAATCTATTCAACGACACAATATCTTGATTAGATTGTGCTTGTGCAAGGGGAGAAACACTTCGTATCTTAACTTCTCTACCATTGACTGTCGGCATTTCTATCCGACCCTGCTTCTGTAATATATAGACTACCCTTTGCAGTAATGGCTGTACCATTTCAGATTGCAGTCTGCCAAATGCAGAGCCTATCTTACGAGATAGATCTGCCATACGTTCTGCAACTTCAGTAGCTGATGCAGGTGTTCTGTTGGGATCACCTAACATATCATTATACAAAGCTCTCTTTATATTATTTCTCATATCATTTAAAATAAGGTTAGCAACATCAAATGATCCTGCTGCTCTAATTGGTTGTAGTCCTTGAGAGTTTGGTGCTTTAGGAATGACAGTCCCAGGAACTAGATTGATTGTATCCACATTAATTATACCATCATCATCAATCTGATAGATACCTGATATAGCCATCTGTGCATTTTCAAGTATCATTTCTATTGTAAGATTGCAGGTCTTGATTGCACTAAGAGCATTTAATGCAGGTCCTCTGCCATAAACTTCGCCTGATGCTTTACTCCATCTAAAAGCTATAAATGGATTTGATCCAACACCAGTGTAGATTTCTGACATAATCATAGCTTTTTCATTTATATCTATGACATAGTAACCATACTTTTCTTCGTTAGGATCATCATATAAACGACATGATACTTCAAGAATTTTTGATTTAGTTTCAGGACTTCTGCTTATTCTTTCTGCCATTTGTGGAGTAAGAATACCATTAGGATATGCTATCGGTATATCTTCATTCTTCATCATACGTTCACGATATACATGATCAACCTTGCCATCAGGTCCAGTATCTAAAACAACATGAGGTAAAGGAATTGATTGGAAACGAATTGGATTAACTGCATCACCTTCCATAACACAAAGAACTGCAGTACCAAGTGCCAAGTCTATAAAACATTCATGTATCTCTTGAGCAAAGTTTGAGGTCTGTAGTATCTCAAATACATAATCAGTCACACTATCAAGTGCATTATTGACATCATCTTTTTCTTCTTCAGGAACTTCTTGACCAGTAACAAAGTCTGCCCATCTTGCAAAGTTAGGAGTGAGTCCTGACTGTAGTCTTGATGCAAACTCTTGAATACCTACGACTGCAGTTTCGTCAAAGATCTTGTCATCTTTTCTTTCTCCTGCTGAAAAGTTTTTAAATCCTTGTCTTTGAGGCAAGCAATACTCATAGATTTCATCATAAAGATCTTCAAAGTTAAGCCTTACAGCCTGAGCCTTCTCATAGCTTTGAAGCATTTGTTCTACAGTTTTCTCGTGCATTAGTTATCGTATTCGTTATAGAAACCTATGCCACCACCTGAACCTCTGAGCAAAGATCGTCTACCACTACCTTTTCTTTTTCGAGTTATATTTTCTTCAAGCACATCTTGTCGAGCATCTACTCTTTTTTCTGTCTCAATTTCTTTAACTGCTTCTCTTTCCATTTTTTCCTCTTTCTCCTCTACTGTAGGAGGAGGAGGGGAACTTCTACCACTTGGTAAACACATATTTAACTCCTTACATTCTTGCCCATAATCCCTGCCTTTTCTGATGTTTAGGTCTACGATTAAAGACATCATATTCTACTCTAGCATTAAAGGTTTCAATCTTTTTGTTCATGCCTAGTACTTGCCTTCCTTCGCCTGACCCTAACATCAAATATTGCATGGCATCATGAATATGTGAGTATCGATCTTTAAGAGGTTTATCTTCATATCGTTCTCCTGATACTTGCATACGACGATATTGATAACCTCCCTCAAACCCTTTTACCAATTCTTTACACCTAAAGTCAATCAAAATTCCTGATAACCCATCAACCATTCTATTTAGCACAGATGCCACAGATTCAATTCGTAAGGCAACATCATTACTTGTTGTAGGTCTGGCACTTAATCCTGCACCTCTTAAAATCTGAAAAGGTGTGGATTCATCTGTCTGCGATCTAAAGTCTCCTGCAGGATCACCATAGATATGCACCTCACAGTTTGCATATCGTGTTGCTATCTCTGCCCTTAACAATTCTGCAAACCTGACAATACCCATATCAAAAGCTACAATCTCTTGTAGTATATTCCATCTACCTCTTACCTTTTGACCAAAAACTGCAGCAGGAGTTAATCCAAAGTCCAATCCAATATATAGAGGCACACCATCAGCTACTGGTATTTCTTCTTTAGCTACATGAGTTTCATGCACAAACATATTATAGACTGGCTTACCATCTTGGATACTGCCAAGTCTATTCATTACATACACATCTATCCAACTCTTAGTCTTACCTTGAACTAAGTTAGGATAATATGATTCCAATATGTTTGCTCGGTTCTCTGCTTTTTTATTTGGTTTGTATCCAGTAACAGCACCATCTTCATCTTTCTCTTCTATCATACCACTAGGTTGTGTGAAGAACTGCCAGTTGTCAGGCTTGACTAACATACGACTTTCTTCCAAAGAAATATGATCAGGCACTGGAACTTCGCCACTCATAATAGACCACCAGTGATCTTCTTCAGGACTGTTAGTATCACAGATAACACCACTCCAAGTTGCAGAACCATCTTTAACACTAGGATATCTGCCAACTCTCATAGTGCAAGCATCAATAATTGACTTAGGTATTTCCCTAGCCTCGTTGACCCACACACCAGTAAGTTCCAATGAAAGTAATTTTTTTACATCTTCAGGTCTATCAAGTGCTAGGAATATAACTTCCATCTCTAAGTCACCTGCTGTTATCATATGAGTGTAAGGAACAGACCACATAAACTTTCCCCACTCATTCTCAGGAAACCAATCAAGCCAAGTCTTTATAGTTGTTGTTCTAAGTTGTGGGTTAGTGTTTCTGATAATCGCCCATCTGCTTTTTCTCTTACCATTCTTATCAGGCTCTTGCATTAAGGCTCTACGAAATATTTCAATACTACAAGCTACTGACTTGCCACTACCAACTGGACCTCTTATGCCACGAAAGAAAGTATTATCTTTCATAAAGTCTTTTATGACTTGACCATCAGGTTTGTATTTAAACTCTATCAATTTTAGTATTAACTCCGACTCTCAAAAGAGTATCTACAGTTTCAGGACCGATAACTGCTATTACTTTGTCGGCTTCCCTATCAGTACAGAATTGTTCAGGGTGGTGTTTCAGGTGAACTCGCTTCACCACTTCTCTAAGTATTCGTCTCTCTTCAATCTTAAGAGTATGTAAGAATGTCATTTAACAACTCGTGTCTTACGATTCACTTGCTTTACATGAAGTACCTTACAGTACTTGTTATAAAAAAAATTACCTAGCTTATTAAAAAATTTAAATAGTTGGAAATATATATTAATCATTTTCTATCCTATGAATAAGATCTATAGCTTTTCGTTTTTGCTGCAATCTTTTTGGGCTGTTTAGATACTTGTTTATTTCTTCTAACTGCTCTGCGTTTAGCAGCCGTAGTGGCTTTGTATTCAGAGTCCGATAAAGCTTTAATTGCTTTTTCAGGTAGATAACGTTCGCCAGTTGCCTTTGACCCTTGTGTACTAGGTTTACCTGATTTCGTTCTCCACTTTTGTCTTGTCCAAGCACGAAGCGACCTTTGTGATTTAGCGAGTGCCATTACTTACCAACTTTTTTTAAAGCCTTCTTATGAGAAGCTGTGAACGACATTCCTGCCATCATATCTTTTTTCATACTAGTCATATGCTTTGAGGTATGATGTTTACTATGTTTCTTTAATGTTTCTTTTTGTCTTGGGGTTAGTGTCTTCTTCATCTATAACCTCCACCTTTAGCTTTATATTGTTTGGCTAACATCTGTGCCTTACGAGCAGACCATTGACCAGACTTGCCACCTTTGTTACTCGCTTTGATCCTATTAAACAAAGCCTTTCTCATAGTAGGCTTAGTGTAATTACCTGCTGCATTAACTGCCATTTTTAATTGCTTTACCTAGTTTTTTATAAGTGTTTTCAAGTTTAGCTTTATTTGTGATTGCTCTTATCATAGCTTTTCTTTCTCTAGTTTCTCCATCTAATTTAAGATCATCAACTTGCATTATAAGTTTATTTATATCTTCTTTTCTTTTTTCTCTTATTTGATTGTTAGCTATGTATTTTCCTAACATTCTTATAGGGCTAAGTTCTTTAAATGGTGACCCAAGTTTCTTTTTATTTATTTCAGCAATCGCATCTTTTAAAGCTACCATAACAATCTCCTTACTTCTTCTTCTTAGATGCCATGATTTTTTTCTGTAAAGACTTAGGTAGTGTCTTTTGCTTTGGAGTCATCTTCTTCTTAGGTGATGCCATTTTTTTTCCATACATTTTATTTTTCCTTTCTTTAAGTTTATATCTTAATAATTCAACCTTTAAATGTATTTCGTCAAGTCTTTTTCTTTGACTTGTTTCGTTTCGATATTGCTCTAGCTTTTGCACGAGCATCAGCCTTACTTGAAGCACCCCATGCACGAAGCGATAATAATAACCTAGTAGGTTTTCCTTTAGCATCTTTCTCTGGTCCTCTCATTCCTGCCATACGAGCCAAGAAGGAAGCTCGTCTAGGGTTGTCACCACTCTTAACTGGTGCTTTTAATGTGCCACCTTTATATGAGGCACGACCCTTAGCATTTAATCCACCTTTAGGATTCTTTCCTTCTTTTCTAGTCCATGCAGGTGTCTTAGCCATAACGTACCTTTTTAAAGAATAATGTTTGTACGAGAGGTGTTGTAGTAGTACTCGCCCACATTTTTACCCCCACCCCTAGTATATCATACTTTGCATTTATATCTGTAGCTCTACACATCTGTTTATGTCAAGTCTATACTAACATTAATATTACCAGTGACTAAGTTCATAGACTTCTCTATTGGTTTGTATCCTGCTCTATCTAGTATATCCTTACTAGCTTCTAGTTGTACATACTCACTCTTAGCGCTACTACTTAACTGAAGCATCTTATTCGAGGCTTTCGTAGCATTCAATCCAATACTTTCTCTCACTCTTTGTTGCATATACTCTTGAATATGAGGCAGTCTCAAAGTCTTACTGGCTGTCACTCTTCCTGATTCACCTTTAGCATATCCTGCAGTGACACTAGCTTCAGTTACACTACAACCAGTTGCTACGATCGTATCAATAAGTAGTTTTTGTTTCTTGGTCAATCGAATCTTTGCTAACAAGAGATCCCCCCTTACCCCCCTTTTATGAACACTAATCAAATGCTTGTCAAGGGCATTTGTAACACCTTGTATTTATTGGACATTTCACCTCCACATACACTGTGCCTAATGCCATGCCCATTCACAAATGCAAGAGTTCCCCTACAAGCTAAGAGTAAGCCTTGTAAGAACAAGGCTAACTATCGCTAGTAGCCCAACCTCTTCCCCTCTTGCATTTGCTCGGTGTTCAAGGCATTTGGGTCGCAGGGATTCACAGACGGACTGGTGAGATCACACCATAACAATTCATGATTACATATAATAAACAATGGTTAATGATACCAACGACTGTGAATCCTCTAAACACATTCGTATTTCGAGGATCAAAAGATCTGAAGATCGCCCAGATCTCTTGACTCTTCATGCGACAATATCCCTCTCTTCGCACACTCCCTTTACTCTGCGAGGCACAAAAACTGCAAAACGCCTCTGTTATTATACCACACTTGTAAAGTGTAATGCTTCACACCGTTTCAATAGTCATGTCTGTGAGATATGTTGGTTCGCATTATCGGCAAGCCGACTATCGCACTTGACTAAGTGTGACGAGTGATATCGTACTTTGCAGTTTTTGTTTAGTACATACATTAACCATGATATATGAAAGGAATCAAATCATGAAAAATACATTTAAAAACATAACTGAACTATCTAACGTACTACTAAGTGAAACACCTGATTCACTATTCAACGACGTCGACAACTTTCTTATCGACCGACCAATGAATGCTGATGGTACACAACGAGAAACATCATACTCAAAGACTGGTATCCAACAGTCCGAACGTATGGAGAATCCAAAATACAACTTGGATCTGTTTCTAATCTACGGAGGTATGTCACTATCTACTGCATACTCTCTCAAATCTGCTAAAGATTATCTTGATCGTACACAATACACCTACAATCAAGACGTTGAAAGACTATCAGCAGATGAGGTTCGTGGTACATATGTTGAGATTGCATACATGATGGCTCAAGACAAATACGAATTATGTAAGGCACTGTATGATCAATTCACTACCCTCTTCACTAAGATCATGGGTTATGATTGGGCAACGGAGAATGGTAAGGTACAACCAAACTACGGCATAGAGTGGTACATAAACAAGAAACAATACAAGTTGGCAAAACAACCAATGCCAACTGTATCTAAGAAGAAAGTTACTGCCAAAGACAAGGCACTAGCAAAATCATAAAGCACTATATGAAGGGTAGAGTGTAATGCTCTACCTTTTATTTTTATTTTCAAAGCTTAAAGATTAGTATCGCCATACGAGGCTCTACTAATCTATGAGATTCCATCTCATACTCTGGGTAGCTTGCTAACTACAAATGCTCAAGCTGTAGTTGGTGGTGGAGTTGTCAACCTGATCGTGTAATAGCAAGTCAGCGACAAACTCACCGATCGTTTTGAATCAATAATTAAAAAGGAGAATCAAATATGATTTACATTTCATGTATAATCTTAGGTACTGTTGGCACTGTACTATCAATCATATATGCATATGAATGGTCAGGTGCTGATCCATATGTATTCAACTTCATTGTTGCATACACAATAAGCTTGGCAACATTCCAACATGGACTTGCCAATACAAGAAAGAAAGTAAAGAAGTAATGGACAATTTCTTTATTATATATTTGATATGGGTAATCTTCTGTATCATTTCGTTTGCTACATTCATGTTTTGTTTGGTAGCATTTAACACAACTGGTTTATAAAGGAGGTAACTATGAACCACATGACACAACTAGCTAAACTAATCGACAAACCTGCAGAGTATAACTTTCCTATAGAAACTATACCAATGAAAGGTATGTGTGATGACAAACTAATCAACTGTGATGATCGTGTTATGATTATCAGAGCAGATACAGAAGAGTATCTTGGTAATCATTCCAAATCATACAGACCTGTCACTCATGCAAAAGTACTTGATCCAGTCATTGATATTGTGGACCGTATGAATACACCATACATCACACAAGTAAACATGATTGATAATGGTGCTATGATGGAGGCACGAATCATATGCAAAGAGATTTGCTTTGATGATCCTGCACAGCAAGACTACATTGCATTTCAAATTACAGTTCGTAACTCTTACAATGGTGTATGGTCTGTTATGATACAAGCTGATGGTCTACGTCTGTGGTGTATGAATGGCTGCACTACACCTGATAAGATTGCCAACTACAGACAGAAACATAATGGTATATTCAATTACAACTTTGATCATATCAAACACTCAATCAATTTGTTTCGTGACAATGAGCCTCGCTTTCGTGAGTGGTACAACACCAAAGTAAAAGATGATGATGCAATAACTTTATTTGATAAATTAACTTGGACACCAAAGCCAACTGTTGATGGCAGATATCGTAACGAAACTCAGTTTGTAAACTTACTTGGTTTATGGGGTAAATATGAAAATCAAATTGGTAAAAACAAATGGGCTTTGTATAATGCAGTAACTCATTGGATATCTCACCCACAAAATGTCAGTAGCACGAACAAAACTATTGTCGAACGTAACAGTAAGATGCTATCATATATGTCTAAGTCAGACTCAATGTTCAATTAATGGAGGTTATAATGGACATCAATTACACAACAGCAGAACTAAAAATGTGCCAAGCTTATGCTAGACTTGGCACACCACAAGACTTCAGAATAATGTACGATCATATGTGTGACGTAGCTAAACCATATGGCTACAACCACCCTGAGTTTTGGGTCAACAAAATGACTGCCAAAACAATCAAGATATGGGAAGCAAACAATGCTCCCAAAGATTGGGAAGGCAAAGAAGCATCTGATATTCTCAATGATATGATGGATAGTCAGACAAAGCATCTTAACTTTAGGTCGTGACACCTGAACAAAAGTATCAGCATCAAAAAATCATAGACACTTTAATCAAACAAAGAAAAGCTAAAGGTTATACAATAGAATCTTTGGCTATGATTATTGGCACTGATACTAAAACTCTTGGTAACTGGGAACGTAAAACCAGTGAGCCAAGATTATTCAACTTGCTTTGTTGGTGTGAATCATTGCAAGTTTACTTAACAGTATTACATGATGATGGAGAATTTTAATGTCTGATAAAATGAAAGAACTAATTAAAGAAAGCATGGATTGGTCTTACCTGCAAGGTAAGATAATTATTCTGCACAAACTTATCAATGAATTAAAAAGTACAGTTCGTGAACTTGAAGAAGAACTAGAAAAAATGGGTGTGAATAATGGCAAGTAAAAGCAAGATCAAAGGTAACTATCATGAGAATTGGTTTGTAAAACTATTCACATCATGGAAGTTACCAGTAAAAAAAGTACCACTATCAGGTAGTCTTGGTGGTGAACATACTGGTGACATCAAACTTGTAATCAAAGACGTAGAGTATGTTGTCGAAATAAAATACAGAGCAGTAGATGGATTCCCTAATGTTTTCAAGGTGTTAGATGGAAAAGATATTGCAATGTATAAACGTAAGACTGGTGATCCAAGATGGGTTGCAATCATTCCAGATAAAATATTTAAGGAGATAATAAAATGATGTGTGTCATATGTAAAAAAGAAATTGATAAACAATACAATGAAGATGGTAAAATGTATTGGGATCAAGGCAATGATGCTATGCCAGTAGCTAATGGTAGATGTTGTAATAAATGCGACAAGAATATAGTGCTACCAATGAGGTTTACTGATATGCAAATGTCACTTTTAAATGGAGGTAAAAATGAATAAGTATAAAAAACTATGGCAAGATTATTACGATCAAGTAGTATCACTTGATGGTCTTGAGCAGCAAGTCGAACAAGCAGAACATGTGTCACAACTACAGCGATACATAAACTACAAGATGAAACCTATCTATCAGTCAGACAAAGACTGGTGCAATGCAATCGCTACAGAATTATGGAATGATTACTGGAGCAAACACAATGAACATTCTATCTAAAGATTGGCAACCAAGCCAAGCAATCATGGACAAATACAAGGAGGTAAACCATGACAGAGAAACTAAATACTTCAAACATTTCTACATTAACAACCAGTATCGTAGAGGAGACTGGGATCAGGAGTATTGCAAATGGTGTGACAAACAGACCGATCGCAAAAACTCTCGTTCAGCAGTGGGGTACAGATCCAAACGGATACACAAAGAAGATTCATTCTATGCTAGAGTCTACTCTGAACTGCAGGATAAATGAACGAGTCAACAGTTCGTTTGTATTCTTCAGATGGGAGATGCCTTCCATATCAGAGGTAGCTACTCGTCTGAATGCCAAGAAACAACTCATAATCAAGACTATGCAGGAAGCTATGACTGTGGCTGATCCCAAAGATATTCAAGACTGGATTATGGAAGTCATGGTATGTACTGCTAAACAATCTGCTTTGACTGAGAGAGACATGGCACTCAAGGCTAAGGTCTATGCCACAAAGCTTGGTCATATACCTGCAGATATATTGCGTGATGCGTGTCACAAGATATGTCTCAACAGTAAGTTCTTCCCATCACTGGCAGAGATCTATCAATATGTAGAGCCAAAGCTTTACTATCGTAAGTCACTGGTGGAGTTGATATCAAGTAAACTAATAGCATCAATAGGAGATAAGTAATGAGTTATAAAGAACGTTGGGATTTGCAAATAGCTTTAAAGAAAGTTGCAAATATGAAAGTAGATAACTTTCAAACTAAATGTGAAGAGAATAATATAACATGTTGGGAAATAGATCATATGATTTATGACTTAGCACAAGCATTAGTACGGAGTAAAACAAATGGAAAATCCTAAAGAAATAAAACGTATGAATTATTTATCATTCTTTAAAGATGGTGTAGCTGATGGTTTGTTTATAGGTAAACAAGATGAGAGTAAATCATTCTCTGCTTATTATAAACAAGGATATGATTACGGATTAGTATTATGGAACAGACAAGTACAAATAGAAGATAATGAATGGGAGAGAAAAAATGGAAGATAGATTTGAAGATGTGCCACAAGAACTAGATGAACTAGATCGTGTTGGTAGAATTAAACTAAAAAGTTACTACGAATTTTATCAGAAGATATTATTTTATCCTGATAAAAATGACAACTTGCAACCTGCAGGTATGTCATCTAACCACAAAGATTATATCTAAACACTTGATTTAATTAAATAAATACTGTATGCTGATAGCAGAAATGGAGGTTTCAATGACAGTAGATGCACGACACTCACCCAATCGTGAGGACTTTATCAGAGGTAGCGACATGGTATCTTTGATGCAAGGTAAGTGGAATGAGTTATACAAAATTAAGATGGGTCAGATAGGTCGTAAAGATCTATCCCATTTGTTCAATGTAAATCTTGGTACATTCACCGAATCATTTAACATGGACTGGGCGAAACAAAATTATGATTATAAATTTGCTAACCAAGTTCCATTCAAAAAACAATATGGCAGCATAAACCTACAAGGTACACTTGATGGTTATGACTACGAAAACAATGTACTTATAGAATGTAAACATACACATAGTCGTAATGACATGGAGACTGTGATTGATTTCTATATGCCACAAATACAATTCTATATGTACCTATCAAATGCAAAGCAAGGATTGTTATCTGTTATATTTGGTAACACATATGATGCAGTAGTTGTTGATGCAAGTGATGAGTATCAGACTCTTATGCTAAACAGAATCAAAATGTTTTGGGAATGTGTAGTACATGGCAATGAGCCTGATGATGTTGCCACTGTTGTCGACAAGATAATGACAAACAAGATACCTATCAATGGTAAAACAAAACGAGATGTATCCAAGAGCAACAGTTTCACAGAAGCAACCAATGCTTACATGATGTTCGAAGATACTGCTAAGAAATTTGAGACTGCAAAAAAGCAACTCAAAGAAGAGATCAAGCCTGATGAAGCAGAAATCTACAATGATGTTCTGTCAATCAAGCGAGATAAACGAGGGTCAATTCGCATAACAAAGAAAGGGTGAGTAGACCCAACTCACCCCTTCACCTATCTGTATAATGGAGGTTACACATGACAGATACTAAGAACAATATCAAAAAAGCTGAACCCAGTAAAGTATGGACAGCCAAGAAGTACACACTAAAGACTGCCCTGCTTGAATTTCAAAAACTTGCAGTAAGTGCCAAGAAAGATGGTAAGAACCCACACTTCAGTAGCAACTATTCAAAGCTTGAATCTGTTATTGAAGCAGTTAATCAAGGTAATCAGTTTGGTTTATTCTTTACTCAAGAAATTGATTACATATACACTGGTCATGTCAGTACTAAATCAGATGTAATTGTTGTTACAACAGTTCGTCATGAGCATGATGAAGAAACATTTGTATCTAAACTTCCAATCATTCTGTCTCCAACAAACATGGAGAACCCACAGAAAGTTGGCTCAGCTATAACATATGCAAAAAGATACACTTTACAAAGTGTGTACGGATTACCTTCAGAAGATGATGATGGTAATGAAGCAAGCAAACCTAACGTCAATATTACTAAACCAAAACCAAGAGGAGAAGATGATGGATTATGATAACACAGACAGAGGTAGTTTCTTCAAACCACGAGCAGATGAAAGTCTGCTTGTGCAAGGGAAGCTAGACAGTAATGGCACAGAGCATAGGATTGTCATTGTCAAAGCCTCACTACCTGATGGTGGTGTAGCACGAGATGTCTATGCAAAGGTCGGTACTATGTATGAGAACGACAAATCTCAAAATGAAAAGTCACCTGACTTCAGTGGTCCAGTTACACTTCCTAATCAGGACAGTCGCAGGATTGCTTGTTGGAAAACCATATCCAAAGATGGCAACACTAAGTTCTTGTCTGCACGGATAGGTGACAAAACACCACGAGTTGGTGATGAATCAGTAACATACAACAATGATGGTGAGGAGATTAAAGATGAAATCCCATTCTAGTGATGCAATGGCACGAACCCATGACCCTAAAACGTCATGGGAAGCTGCCGAAAAAGTAAACACCAATAGACTTGAGAGAGTTGTCCTTGATGCAATCACTGCTCACGGACAAAATGGTGCAATACATGATGAAGTATGGAGAAGTTTATCACCAGACTTAGGCTTTGTAAAAGAAGGTAGTATCACACCAAGATATGCTACTCTCGAAAGAAAAGGTTTTATTGTCAGAAATGGTGACACTCGTAAAGGTGAATCAGGCAGAAGTCAGCTTGTGATGTACTCTTTGCAAAAAAAGGCTTGATATAAGAGCCATACAGAGGGGGTAAACACTCCCTCTAGTATGATTGTACCCTAGAATATAGTCTATTCACTGACACTTTTCATTTCGTCAACAAGCCTCATAGCTCTATTAGGAACTTGTTTGTACCACTTTGAATCGGTCATTTGATATGCAGCCTCAAACCAATCACGATTATCTACTGCTTTCTTCATCTTATGAAAGCGAGATAGTCTTGGTCTACCCATATTAAACATCATGTTAGCTACAATATGCTGAACCTTAACTGGTAATACATCAAAGTCACTATAAATTAATCTACACTCATCAATAGTAGTAGCTAAATCTTTTTCAAAAAGTTCATTAACTCTTTCTTCTGCCACTGGTGTACCGACTTCTGCATTATATTCTGTATCCCATTCAGTAATAAGATGTCCTATCCCACAAGTAGGTAAACCTAAATGATCTAAATAGATTTCATTCTTAACACCTTCATCTCTTTTGAGTTCATCTCTAAATTGTTCTATGTTCATTACTTCTTACCCTTTATCATTTTAGCAGCTTGACCTACACCTTTTATACCAAAGCTTGCAGACACTGCAATGTATAATAGATATTGATACCAGTCAGGAAGATCAGCAAGAACAGCAAAGCCTTCCTTTACATACTCTCTCATACTAGGAATAAAAACTAGAATGGCAGGAGCAAGAAGAACAACCAAAGCAAATTCATCTTTCCAAGAGTCGTTAGTGGCATCTGCCATCTTGCCTTCCCATGCCACTTCACCTGCAGCAACTTTCTCAGCGACAGAAGCACGAGCCTTAGCCTCTGCAACTTTAGCTTGTCCATCAGCTTTTGTTTTAGCAATCTTGTTTTCAAACCATGAACCTGCAAGATTAGCTATTGGTCCTATCAATGCTTGTATCATTACTTACTCCTCTATTGTTTTAAAACTTCATTCAAACCAAAGCCTTCAAGCAAAACTAAAGTAAAGAATAATAATAATATACCACCTGCTATTAACTTGCCACTGAAATTAGTAGAGCCAATCTTAATAGCAACAAACTCATTACCCAGTATTCTCAGTGATAACTCAAAACTATTTTGACCCACATCTATATTAACAATTTTCTTTTTATCTTCTGTCATTAATATACCCTAACCTTTTTATCATCTATTCTAGGTATTAGTTTACACATACAGTTATATACTTGTGATCCTTCATCTGTGTCATAGACTTGACCACTTAAATTTTCTGAATAAAAAACACAGTCAACTATAGATTTGAAATATATAGATCCTTGTAACGTACCATTCATATAACAAGCTAACATAAATGCAGTCATATTATACCCTTCTTCTTAGCTATAATAAATAATACTGCAACTGCTCCTGACAATACAGCAGTAATTAATATAGCTAATATAACTTTCAATATAGTATCTTGAATCTTTTGCTTACGTTTAGCTGCTTGAATCCTAGCTTCTTTTCTAGCTTTTCTAGCATCAGCACAATATTGTATGTAATCATTGTAAAGGTTGGCTCTACCATATAGTTGCATGAACTCACGGAGTTGATCTTTCTTAACTCGTATCTGTTCCAGTGCCATGAACTCTTCAAGGTCATTGTCTGTCTTACCAAGAAAGTTAGTCCATATACTATTCTTTCTTTTGTTTAAATCTTGTTGGAGTTGGTCTTCAGCACCTACAAATTTGCCGATTGCAGCACCTGCTGAACTTATATCACGACCATTTTCTATTGTTTGTTTGATAACAGCAAAGGCACTATTTGCAACCATTAGCATTTCAAGCATTGGCTACCTCACTAGTAAACCTATGAGTAAAACAATAGCAGTGCCACTAGTACCAATCATTATATGTTCAATACGTTTTATTCTAAGTATAGTTTCTTTCCACCTCTCAGCACATACTGCCTCGTGAGTGTCTATTTGTGCTTTTACTTCAGATGCTTTGACCATCTACTATCCTTTTGGGTATTTGTCTTTAACTGCTTTGATTGTAGCTTTCCAACCTGCAATACCACTATGATAAATTTTATCTAATTGGTCTTCAATAGATGGGTATTCAGCACTTCTTTTGTCTGCATATGTCATGTTTGCTATATAATCTTCTTGTGCTTTTTTATCTGCATCTTCTTCAGCCTTTTTCTTAGTTAAAAATTTTGTTTCAAAATCATAAGAAGAAATATCAGATATAGCTTTATTATTTGTACCATCATTGTATTCAATTTCACCTGACGAACCATTCCATTGAATAGCATGAACATTATCAGGCATATCAGCTCTAAAAGTAGATGATTCTATCATAACACCATCTATATAAAGTTGTGCTTTCCCCTCTTGTTCAGAATCTTTTATATATGTAATTTTTGCCATTTTTTTCTCCTTTAAGCTAAATAATACCAACCAGTTGCTATGTATTTATTATGTGTGTAAACTGGATTACCTCTGTGCGTATGTGTAAATGCTGCAGGAAAATAACATACTGTTCCTTTTTTTGGTTGTACTTTTATACCATACTCAAGAAACTCTGTTTCGCCTTCACCTTCTGGTACATCATTTAAATATATTGTCCATGTTAAAAGCCTAGTAGATTCTTCACCAGTAGCATGTTCGCTATGCCAAGTATGAAATCCTCCCTTTGGAGGCGTTCTTTGCACTTTAATTCTTGTACTATAATATTGTTTCATTTCTAGTGATGGATATTCAGCACCATATTTCTTTAAACCCTCATCTAATATTTTATTTGTTTGTCTTTGTAAGTCTTGAACACCATTTCTTTCTTCGTCAAACATAAGAGCAAAATCTTTTCTGTGTGCTACACTTCCATGTACGATTGCACCATCAGAACCAAATTCATCTCGTAATGATGAATTTAAATATATTTTTTCCCAAGCCTCTATCATTTTATCGCAATAATCATCAGGTGCTAAATTTTCGTAAGAACTTATAAAAGTTAAATTTTTAACTTTTGTCATATCATTCATTGTTTAATTATCCCCTTGTTTTTAAACTCTAATATTTTTGACATTTCTAATAGACTTTGGTTAGAATCGTTTGCCTTTACCATTTCATTTCTAAATGATTCTATAGCACCTCCAGTTTGCCTAGCTTGCATAGCATTTTCTACTAGTAAAGTTGGTAACCAAGCTATAGCACAAGCATATTCATCAACTTTTTTTCCATCATTTGGATTAGTTCCTACCATCTGAACAAACCATGCACATTTGAATTGTTTACATTTTTTAAAATTATGTAATGGACAATTTTCTTCAACCTTTAACTGCATATTAGTCCTTATTAGCTATGATAAAATCTACATATTGCAAATTAATAGTTGCAGTAGATGCTCCAACTGCTAAGTTTCCAGAAGTAACATTACCACTTAAAGTTGGCGCACCTGACATACTACCACTTAAATTATGTCCATGATTGTGAGAACTTCCACTTCCAGTTGCTCTAGTATTTCCTAACTGATTTGCATTACTATTACCAGCAAGTTGAGAGTTCATATTTCTAACACTATTACCAGCAACTGAAGCATTTTTTAATTGATGAGTATGGCTTGCTAATTGTGCAGTTGAAAGAGTTGAATTGCTAATATTGCCACTCATACTAACTGCTAAGTTTCCTGCAGAGACAGCCAAGTTACTTCCTGGGTCTCCACTTACACTTCCACCTGCAACTGTAGGAGTTGCCATCGCAGTACTAAATGCCACACTACCACCAGTTCCTACTGTTCCAGTTTGTAGCCTTATTGCTTTATCATTATGAGTTGTTTGCTTTGTCCAACCAGTTGGTGCTGCAGTTTGTTGAAATAACATTGATGTACCACTAGGAATTTCTACGGGTACACTTACAGTAGCAAAAGCTAAAGTACCACTACCATCTGTTTTTAAAAATTGACCTGCACTACCATCTGAAGTTGGGTGTGACAATCCATCTATAACAACTTTACCTGACCCATTTGGTGTAATAGCTATATTGCCATTAGATGCTGATACTATTGAGTTTCCATTAACATCTAAGTTTTCTTGCATGATGTCACTTCTCATTAAAGAATGACCACCTGCAGTACTTCCATCATGAACTACTAATGTTTCTTTATCTGTATCTATCGTTACTTCTCTATCTGCACCAGTAAACGATCCATGTTGTGAGGTTGTGCCACCTCTAAGTTTAAGTAATTTAGCCATTATGCAATACTCCCAAAATCAATAGTTAAGTTATCTGTGTTTACAATTCCATTAAGATTTATTTCACCACTTCCATTAGGTGCAATAGTTATGTCACCGTTACTTACAGATACTATAGAATTTCCATTCACATCTAAATTGCCTCCTAATTGTGGACTTGTATCTACTAACAATGAAGTCATTGCACCTGCAACCACAGCTATCCATGCACTTCCATTATAGTAATTTAGAGAATTTGCAGTTGAATCATAATATAAATCTCCCTCATCTAAAGATGAAGTGGGTGCAGATGATGCAACTCTATATTTCTCTGCAAATGAGGTTACTCCTGCAATATTGCTTGCAACAGTTCCAATGTTAGTAATAACACCACTTGCATTTAAATTAGCTATATTAGTAATAACACCACTTGCATTTAGATTAGCTATGTTAGTATTTGCACCTGCAACTGTGTTAATATTTGTTATAGCATTAGCTACTGTATCAATATTGTTTCCACTACTGGTATCTATACTTTCTGTAATAGAACCTAAATCTTCTGTAGATGTTATTTCACCTGCTACTATGTTAATATTAGCCTGACTTGATGAAGATGGTGCTGTAGCTTGAAATATACTACCATTATATGCTCTTAATTCATTAGTAGTTGTATTAAAAAATAAATCACCTGCATCATTATCACTACTAGGTTCACTAGATGCAACTCTATATCTTTGTGAAAAACTATTAACACCAGTTATATTAGTAGCAACTGTTGATAAGTTATTTATATTAGCAGTTGTTGCCATTGTATTTAAATCAGAAACAAAATCAGATGTAGCTAATTGATTTAAATCAGAAACAATATCACTTGTAGCTAGTGTGTTTATATCACTTACAATATCTGAAGTTGCTAATACATTTATATCTGAAACTATATCTGATGTAGCAAGTGTATTTAAATCAGAAACTATATCTGATGTTGCAAGTGTGTTTAAGTCAGAAACAATATCACTTGTTGCTAAAGTATTAATATCATTAATTACGTCAGTAACAGCTAGTGTATTAACATCTGAAACAAAGTCACTTGTTACTAATGACATTCCAGAAGAAAAGTCACTTGTTATTAAAGAAGCCTTTCCTGCTACTGTAGCTATATTTGCAACAACACCACTAGAACCTAAAGTAGCCATGTTTGTTACGTTATCACTAGTACCCAAATGACCCATAGCCGTTACATTTGCACTAGTTCCTAAATGACCCATAGCTGTAACATTAGCACTTGTGCCAATATGACTCATAGCTGTTACGTTGGCAGATGTGCCAAGAAATCCCATATCTTCTATGACTGCAGATGTAGCCAGTAAACCCATGTCTTCCACTACTGCAGAAGTACCCAATAAATTAATAGATGCTGTGACTGCCGATAAAGACTGGACTGCAGTAATTGTAGGACCTGCCTCTGCAGCACCAGTACTTGCATTAAATCCTAATACTGTGCCTTTACGACTAGCCAGTAATGGTAACTCCATAGATACTGCACTGTCAGAATCTTGTAATCTGATTGCTCTTGATGCAGAATCATTGAAGTCAGACTGTATAGCAGTAACAGTATCTAACTCTGTATTTAATTTAGATATCTCAAATGCACCTGAACTTGGAAAGTCTGTGGTACGAGATAAAGGAACTGCTCTAGTTATGACTACAGTACTGCCACCAGTAGCACCAGTTACAGTTGTTGTCACTGTACCAGTAGATCCATCTCCACCTGATACTGTGTATTGTGTTGTGTTTGCAGTACTTGCATCAAACGTTCTAGCTGTATTATCAACAAAAACATTGAGATCAGTTGATGTTGTAAAAAATACGAATGGCACAGTAAAAGATGTTTGTGTCACACCTTGATTGACTGTGTAACTTATTCGTGGTGTATTTGCACTTAAAGCTATTGTCATAATTTACGTTTACCTTTTTTTATTACTAATGTCTATCTATTTCTACCACCTGCTATAGATCGCAAGTCATCATCTAATCCTAATAAACCTAATATTGGTGCATTATATGATAAGGTTTTTAACCCTTCTTCTGTTCTATCGTTAAGAAGATCGTTAGCACCAACAACCCATTCTCTATACATATTTGGTGTAGCACCCAACATTCCAAATGCAGAATCCCAACCAGTAGCATTGTATCTGCCCTTTAACCATGTGTTATCAGGATTATGCATACCAAATGCTGCAGATGCTTCTATACCTCTATAAGCTATTTCAGAATATAAGCCAAGTATTCCTGATCTGTCAGCTACTTGCATAAATAACTCTGAATAATCTTTATCTTTAAACCACCAATCAGGTTTCCTTGTAGACAATACTAGATAAGACATGCCCATCAAAGCTATAGCACCTGCCAATCTATGTTTTTTATTAGGATCAAACATAGGTCTTAATATTCTTTGATTAGCTGCAAATGAAAAATTATAGAATTGAAATGGAAATGTCATTACACCTGACTCAATCCTAGCAATAGGGTATCGATATGTACCATCAGCTAATTTACCTACAGATGCTCGTGGATCAGGCTGTATACCCATCTTTGCCATATAGGGTTTCCATTTTTTAAAAACAAATCCGTCTGCCATTGTTGGTCTATCAAATGCTGTTGCATGCATAATAGTATTTCTAGCACCATTATTTAAATATGTTTCCATTTGAGACTTTAATTCTCTATCTGCTTTAGTTTTAGTTGCCCACCCTTGTATATTTAACAATGGCATATCAGAGTCAGTAAACTGCCATGCACCATTCTCATATAATCGTTTGGCTAAATCTTTTGTTATTCCATATCTATCAAGTTCATCAATATCAAACCTATCAAGGCTATCGTAGTTTTTTATTTGGTCATAAAACTTTGGAATTCTTACAGAAGAATCTACCATTTTACCTATAGTTGTAACTGGCGAAAGAAAATTAGCTTTATAGAAAAGGTTCTCCATTGCATCAGCACCTTTTTCTATCTTACCCATTTGCAATGGTCTTGTCATTTCACCTAAATATCTATCAACAGCAACATTTCGATTCATTTCTAAGCCTTCGCCAACATGATTTATTTGTTTAGCATTAGCTTTCATGTTATCAAAGTTACCATCTAAACTTCTAAACACACCTTTAATAACATTCCCAAAACCATGTTCAAGTATTGGCATTGCAACTGTTTCAGTCACAGCTGTAAGACCTGCTCCAGTTAAATAGGTAACACCTGAGAATTTTTTAGATATACGAGCAAACTTTGTATCCCATCTGTTTGGCTCTCTAATCATTTGTCCTGCAACTCTTTCATAGTCTGCTAAAAAATCTGATTTAATATTAGCTATGGCTCTTTGTGTATATTTCAATTCACCATTAGATTTTCTAGCTGATTGCATTTCAGCCTCTAACATATCTGTCACATAATCAATAGTATCATCACCAAATTTTCTAGCATATTCAATTCTAAAACCCATGTTTTTTGCATACTGTGATAATACACCTAGATCTTTTACTATAAAATCTTTAACCTTCCACTCAGGTATGTTGGTAGTCCTCATCATTATATGCTTACCTTTACCAACACCTAATGGTGTGCTGTATCCCATTGGGTCATCACCCATAGAAAGTATATGTGATACATCTTCGTCTGCAGCTTTTTGTGCTTGCTCTAAACTTGTAATTGGTAGTCTCTCATTCTTTGTGCCAGTCCATCTAGTAATAAAACCTTGTCCTAAATAATGATCAGCAAATACATTGGCTAACTTTTTCTGTTGTTCAGGATCATTCATCAACATCATCTTGTCATAATATATAGCCCACTTATAATTATTACGAGTTTGTTGATATCCTTCATAAAATGATCGTTGTTCTAGTAAACGTTTCATACTAAGTTTAAATATTTCTTTAGCTGCAGGATCTCTTTCAGATTTAATCTTAGTATCTAGATCATCAATACGACCACTTAACTTTACTTGTGCAGATGCCACACTATCAGGTGTATGAAAGACACCTACATCTTGTGCCAACTCATCAAAGTATCTATAAAACTGTGATATACGTTCCATACCTTGACGTTTATACTCAGGTAAATTTGCAAAGTATGATTTATTCCAAGCAGGATTACCATTAAGTATCTGCAATTCAACAATCTCTGCCCTAAACTCTTCCTTAGATGGCATAGCTTTTAAATTATCTTGTGTTGCATCATTAAAATATTTAGTTTCTAATTGTTTACCTAATTTATCTTGAGCAAATTGATAAGGTGAAATGTAATCTACACCTGCAATCTTCCCAGTGCCTTGTCTTTTATAAAATTGTTGCATATAAAGATTATCAATATACTGCTCAACTTCAAATCCTTTAGCATTATATACTTGTTGCATAACATCTATAGATTGTACTGGTCTGCCTTGCATAGATACTGCACCATTAAAAGCAACCTGCATATTAAAGTCTTTAACTATATCAGGTGCTTCTTGTCCATCATACTTTCCAAAGTGTAACCGTCTTGATGGAATTAATTTATTCATAAAACTAAGTTTATCTATAGTTAATTCTTTTAATGTTGACCCTTTCATTACTGGATCTTTATCTAGTGGCACATTAAACTTCTGATTAATTTTAAAGTCAGAATCTAGTTGTTGTACTGTTTCTTCAAATACTTTTCTTTGTGCTTCTAATGTTTCTGCACCATAGAATTGTTCTTTGCTTTGTCCAAGAAACTTTCTATAACTCTCTTCTTCAACAGGTGAATCACCCATTTCATCTGTTCTTGATCCACCTCGTTTATATATACCTTTAGGATCTGAAATTTCATCTATATGAAATGCTGTAACTGGTTTTGCAGGAGAGTATCCTTCTTTAAGAAGACCAACATCACCACCATCAAATCCTTTATCAAATGGAAAATCTTCTCTTTTAAATACATAAACTACATCACCATATCCTTGATCTGATATTGGTCTATATCCCTGAACACCACCTCCAACTAAACCTTCCTTGTTTATGTTGGGATTTCTATTTGTCCTATGAAAAACATAATCAGGAAATTCTTCACCCTTACTTAAGCCATCAATAAAAGTTTGTTTTAGGTTGTAATTATTGTTGCCAACATTAACATCAGGATTCTTTTTGGCTTTATGATTAGCAACTATATTACTAAACTTACTTGTAATACCTCTAGCACCACCACCAAGTAAACCTGCAAAGACAGTATTTCCTGCTACATTAGTAACTGATTCAGCATAAGTATTGAATGGATCGAAAGGCGCTCGTAATGCTTCACTTCCCATACCAAAAAGAAATCCTATCTTACCTGATTCCTTTGCCACACCAAAAGCAGACTTAGCTGCCCAAGCTGCTCTTATCCCAGTATTAAATACTGGGTGAAAGAAAGCTATATTTAATGGATCTACTACACCTGCAACCAATGTTGCGCCTATTCCTGATCGTTGAAACACTTCACGATTTTGTTGCATAGCCATTAAATCATTTTTTATATATTGATAATGTTCCATGTTCTTGGCTCTTGATAATTCATCAGCATAAAAATAATCTTCATTCTTTTGTATTTCACCAAGCCAATCAAACGATTCATCATATGGTGTGTCTATAAAATTAAAGTATTCAGCAGTAGTATTAGTAATAGGTAGCCATTGATATTTAAAGTTAGCCTTAACTCCTTCAAAGAATGTTGGATCAACTCTACCCTCACTATCAGGATATATAGAATGTAGTGGCTCAACTTGTGTAGCAAGATTACCAGTAGGATTAAAGCCTTGTGGTTTAGTACCAGTATATTCAAGCCTCATTAACTAAGCTCCTGATCCATAAAGTTAGCATTATCCCTTATCATAAAGCCTAATAAATTAGCTCTATCTCCTACCCTACCTCTTGTTTGTAAATGTATTTTAGTTTTAGTATTATTAAATTCACCATAATTATATGCTTGATGAAAACCTGCTTGTCTAAAATAATACGATCTTAAATCAGGATCATCTGTGTTTATAGCTTTTGTAATAGACTCATAATATTTTGGAAATCCTCTTTCTTTATCCTTTAATCTGTCATGACCAAACTGATAAGAGAAATCAATTAATGCTTTTTGCCTATCAACAGCAAGTTCTCCAAAGTTAGGAAACTCATTACTATACTGCTCATATATTTCTTTTATTTTATCTGTATAAATAAGGTCAGCTACTTGCTGTTTCATTCCTTCTGTGCCACCTAGATCTCTTTTAAAGTCATTCATTTTTTCTCTAAGTTGTGAAGTTGTACGATCAGTGTTTGCATTAAGCCATGCTTGTAGTGGTTTCAACTTAGATGCTAAACTTTCTGACATCTTGTCATAATCTTTATCTGTAAGATATTGTATATTAAAACCTCTGCCTATAGATAATGTATTAGCATCTATATATGGAGCAACTTTAAAATCTTCTTTTTCTGAAGTATAATTTACTATATCAATTAAGTTGTCTTGTATTTCTACAGCAACATCAGGTGTAAGAAGAGAACTTTTTATTTCTCTTACTGTATCTAACATACCTTCTTTAAGAGTTTCAGCACGAGTTATTAATTGCCAAGATGGATTTTCAAATCCTTTACCTGCTACTTTCTTTTCAATGTAACTATCTTCTAATCCATTTACATATTCAGAGAATGATTTATCTCTTGTGCCATCTTCTTTCAATGAACCTTTTTGCAATATATCAACGACACGATTATCTGTACCTGCTTGCTGTCTTACACCAAACTTATCATAGTTTTCAAATTCTTCTTGAGTCTTTGATTTAAATAACTGTGACCCAATATTATAGTCTCCTGATATTATAGGTGACTCAAGATTCTTAATAGATTTAAATGTTGAGTTATAGGTAGGATCTCTTTTATCGTTACCAATAAAGTCAGCAAACTTTATATTTTGCACATTTGGTTTCCATAAAGATAAATCAGCAGGTGGAACTTTTGCATTTAGTTTAGATAATCTTGAATTGTAAACTTGATTTAGACTTCTTTTTCTTGCCTCTTCAGCATTATGACCTATTGTCTTATCAAATTCTTTTGTATTAAAATATATTTCAACACCTTCATTATTCAATATTGGAATACCATTTGCTCCAACAACTGTATAAGCTTGATCTCCAAACTGTGAGTTTCTGTAATCAGGTAAAAGATAATAGTCTGATCCTAAAATACCCTCAATCTTTGATGTTTCAGCTACCATATTATTTACATATAGTTTAAACTTATCATAGTTACCATCTACATATTTTCTTTGTGGAGAGAATCTAGTTCTTTGATCATTAAGACCAAGATTTTGCACATCATAAATAGTTTCATCTTCTATATATAATTTATCATATGTACCATTGATTACATCAACCATATTTTCAAGATTAAACTCTGCCATTTTTTCATTGCCAACACCTTTTAATCTCTTAAATACTAATAGTTTTTGCACATAAGGT